TGAAGAACAATCTATGATACAGGAGACTCAACAATTAACACAAGCCTAAAAACATGATAAAGAAATCAAAATATTCAAATGAATCGGTAGATGATTTTAGGAGTGCTACTAGTCAAAAGATTAAGAATCAAGATGATGTTATTAAAGATAAAGATAACACAGTTAATGTATCAGTATTAATAGGATTCGCTACAGCAACAACACCAACAACAACAGGAGTAGTAATGTCACATCCTGGATTAGGAGCTGGAGATAGTTTAGTAGAGGGAAATGGAGCAGGAATGTTAGGAGTAGGAGCTGATGGAGAAGACTTGAGGATAACTAGTTCAGTCCCAACAACAGGAAGTATTGATGTAATTGTAAGTTATTACGAGATTGAGAGCTAAATGAAATAATATTTCTATAAGGCTCTACACGCTATTTATAGGTGTATATGGTATATTGTACCTATATTCAATTTAAAGAGCTTCTAGACCTATATTTGGCTCTTATATGGCGCGTTATAGACACATTTATACTTACTTACGCAATTAATAAACGATAAAAATTATGCATCCTTTAATACACAAATTACTTAAAAAGAATGACTTAGATATAACTAAGTTAACAAAAGAAGAAGAAGAAACATATTCCAAATGGCAAAAGACATTGTCATCTGAATTAACACTAGATACATTAAATGATTTTTGTAAGAATCAGAAGGAAATTATAGAGAAAGAATTGATTAAATCAGACAATTCAACTAAAAAAGATAATAATTTAAAAGCTACGTTAGGTGTTTATATGGCTATTATGGGTGTTATAGACAATGATGGGGCAGAAAGAAAGTCTTTAATAGGATATCTTGAGAATCTTATAAAGGTAAAATAAAACATTTTGTCGAAAATGTTATTAAAAATGATAATAATTAATATATTTAAATAATATGCCAGAAGAAATATTGGGAGATGATAGTCTTAGTAGTAGTAGTAGTAGCTCTAGCTCAGTTATTGAACCAGTAGATATTAAACCAAAAACTGAATTAGAGAATTTAAATGATACTAGAACCTTCTTAATGGGGTTAATAGAAACCCTAGAAAGTATTAGACTAGTAGACATAAGTGCCATATCTGTTAGATTAGAGCAAACGAACCTTAAAATAAGGCAAGAAAAAAGGAAAAAAGATAATTTATAAAATAACAGTCGAACTAGAACAAGCGAACACGAGAATCAAAGAATTAACAGAATAATGACTATGCCTAAACAAGATGGTACAGGTCCAGAGGGTAAAGGACCTAAAACAGGTAGAGGAAACGGAACCTGTAAGTAGAAAATAAAATAACTGCCAGACTCTATGAATCTATTAAGCCTCTACGGGGACTTAAAGAGAATAGAACGGCTCAAACATGACTAAAGAAGAAAAGTCAATCCAGACACTTAAAGGGACCGAGGAAACTCCATCCCCTGACGGAACGGAGGAAGAGAAAACTTCTCAAAAAAACACTACTATTGGAGAAGAGTCTCCTGCAATAGAAGTAAATTATAAACAAAAGTTTAGTGACTCAAAGGAAGAGGGAATTCGTTTGCTACATGCTAACGAGCAACTTGAACTAGAGAAAGCTGAACTTGAGACTAAGTTGGCACAAGCCAGCGAAATATCTTTCGAAAAAGAGCTCTCTAAGAACACGCCTGATTGGGACTTGTTATCTGATGGTGAAAAATCCATTGTAAGAAAGCAACAACAATTAGACAAGGAACTTAATGACATGAAAGAGAAGAATGCATGGAATGATGACTTAGCTAAGGCTATACAATGGGCGAGTGATAGTGGATATTCCTTAATTGGAAAGGAGACAGAATTCAAAACATTCTGCTACTCTGATGAAAATAAAGGAGTAAAAAACATCATAACTCTTGTAAAATCATTCTTATTCGAGGATAAGAAAGTCACTAAGAAGAAACCTGTAGGTTTAGAGAAACCAACTGGTGGAGAGCATGTCCCTATAAAAGGAGGCAAGATGACATCTGAAGAAGTAGCTAAGATTAGGACTCAAAACCCTCGTCTATTCAAAAAAATGCTTCTTGAAGGAAGAATCAAAGTTCAAAATATAGAGGACTAGGTCGGAGAGATAATTAAACACAACAAATAGACTAAAATGGGAATGACAAATTTCGGAGAAAAATTTAGTACTGGTGTCTTAAGAAAATTCTATGCTATGTCTTTAACCCCTGCAATTACAAACAGTGATTACGAGGGAGAAGTTAAGGAGATGGGAGATAGAGTTAACGTAATGACATTTTTGGAGGATATCGCTATCGGAGACTACACAGTAGGTTCTGATATGAATGTTCAACATCCAGAGGATACTGAGGATACCCTACAAATCGCACATAAGAAGTATTACAACTTTGATATCGACAAAGCTGATAAACAATTCTCTTATGTTAACGATGAGGAAAGTTCATTGATTCAAAACGCTGCTAGAACCCTTGAAAAAGCAATCGACAAGATGATTCTTGCTAATGCTTACTATGTAAAGGCTGGTAATTACGTTGGAGTTAATCATTTATATGTAGGAGATGGAGCTGATACTCATGCTTCAGTTGCTACTACAGCTACTGGTGGAACTATTACTATTCAAGCAATAGGAACAACTGGTACTGGAGACCAACCTGTAGAAAATATCAATATTGATGGAAACGCAATTTCTGATACTCTTTATAGAGCAGGATTCGGAGCCGATGTCGTTGGTAAAGCTATTAGATTGGTTTCACAATCTGGTGCTACAACTGATTGGTGGAGAATTACTGGTGCAACAAGCACTAACGTTATCACAGTCGAAAACTGGGATAGTGGTGTAAGTGTTAGGGATAACCCTAGTAGAGCACAAAACGGAGATATTCTTTCAGGTATTCATATTGCTCGAGACGCATATGGTGATGGTGGTCCTGTGTTGGAATCAGGTTGGGGTTACGAAATCCAAGCCGCTATTCCAACAACTGTAACTGCATCAACTATTTATGACGCAATTGTAGATTTATCTACAATGCTTAATGATAATGATGTACCTACAGAAAATAGGAGTATTTCTTTACCTGCACCTTTCGAGGGCATGTTGAGAAAAGCTGCAGAAATGCAACCAGATATTGCTATGTATCACGAACAGGTTATTATCAACGGTAAAGTTGGTAGAGTTGCAGGATTCGACATTAGGTTGGCTACTGGAACTAAGTGTTCAACAAGAGCAGGCAGAAGTACTGCAGCTGGAGCTGATGCTAGTACTATAGTCACTGCTGGTGGACAAGGATATCAAATTCTTGCTAATCACCCTTCATTTATTACATTTGCAGATAAGTGGTCTGAGAGTAGAGTTGTAAGTGCTGAAAAGCAATTTGCTACTTTATATCAAGGTTTATACTTATATGGGCATACTGTATTACCAATGAGGAGAAAAGCTGGTGCACAACTGTTCGCAACAATATAGATTGGAACTAAGTTAGGACCATTGTGAAGGGTCTATTACTCAACTTCACAACACAGTCTTAATGGCTGTGTAGTGGGCACTAAGTATAAGTGAGGATATCCTTGGCTTACACCTACTACATAGCTATTAAAACGCAGAAAGTCGCTTCTACTGGTATCTATCATGAACTAAAGGTTATCATTTATTGGTACTTCCAGTTCACAACATAGAAAAATAGTGATGTGGCGCACACTTGATAGCTTTATAAGATAAACAATTAAATACAATCGAACATGCCAAAGTCATATATAATAAATAGTTTCCGAGGAGGAATCTCAGATGAGAACGATAAAGGAATTAAAGGTTCTTTCAAGTTTGGCTATGGTCTAGACTTACATAAGAGACAAGACTCATTAAGTTGTAAACAAGCTCTATTAAAGGCTTCAGGTGCAACTGTTACAGACTTGGTTAATGTATTCGTAGCAGGAGCAGATGGAAGTACATATGCTTTTGGTGATGGTGGAAAGATTTATGCAAGAACTCCTGAGAATGATTGGACTCTAATGTATACAGATGCTAATGGAGAAATTAAAGGAGCAGAGGAATGGGAATTAGACGATGGAAATAGATATATGTTTTGGTGTACTAATACAAGTGTTGCTAGAAAGATAACATCTTCAGGTAATGATGATTGGAGTGATGCAGATAAAGATTGGAAAACTACTTTAACAGCAGCAGATTATCATACAATGTCACCATCTTGTGGAAGAATGATGATTGCTAATGCAGAAAAACTAGCATCAATAAGCTTTGATGGCTCATTCACACCATCAGCATTGAATATAAGACCAGGTAATTTAATTAAATGTCTTGAGGAAAGAGACGATTATTGCATCATGGGTTCAACAAGAACTGATGGTTCAGAGCAAGGACATATTTGGTCATGGATTACTACTGACTTAAATTGGGTTCAAAAGAAAAGAATTCCTGTTAAAGGAGTAAATGCACTTATAAATACTGAAGTAATGTTAATGCAAGGTGGAACTGATGGAGAATTATTCTTCTCTGATTTCAGTAATGCTACACCTCTTAATGCTTTTATAGGAGGAGGTCAAGTAAGTCCAAGTGGAGTATGTATAGAAGATGACATAGCTCTCTTCGGTGCTTATGGAGGAACTTATCCAGGAATATGGTCTTATGGAAGAAAAAGGAAAAATAGACCATTTATAATGAATTATGACTATAGACTCTCACCTACAGCAGCCACAGGAAGCACTGTGACGGCTCTAGGAGCTCTTAAGACAGTTAATGGAGTAGTATTAGCATCATGGCACGTAGAGAATGGTTCTACGACAGAATATGGTGTAGATATGTCTAGTAATACTACTAAAGCAACAGCAATATATGAAAGTTTAGAATTTGATGCTGGAATGCCACATTTAGAGAAAGGATTTCAAATAGCAAGAATAGTAATGAAACCATTACCTGCTAGTTGTGCAATATCAATGAAATATAAAATGGATAAAGAAGCATCATGGATTACTGCTAAATTACAAGATGATTCAACATCATTTTCTGTAACAGGAGCAGATAAAGTTGACTTCCTTATTCCAGAACCAGGAAAAATATATGAAGCACAAATAACACTTACTCCAAGTGCAAATACCACAGCAGAAATATATGGTGTAGTTCATCTAATGAATGATGAGATGGAGGTTTAATAATTAACACAACAAACACATGAATAGATTAGAAATAAAAACTGAAGTATTGGTCAGATTAAGTAAGAACACTACTGATGCGTTTTATACTGATAAAATACTTGAGACTTGGATAAATCAAGCCCATATATGGAGTGCTGGTTATTATAAATGGCCATTTACTGAATATGTAGACAAATCTCTTGCTTTCGTTAGTGGAACAGAGACATATGCCTATCCTAATGCAGGATTTAGGACTGATTCCATTAGATTACTTAAAATAGGAGGAGAGACTAATTGGACTGAAAACGAGGAATTTGGTAAGAAAAACATCGTTGATTACATGAGATATAGAGAGAATTACCCACAAGAAGCAGATGAAATCTTTAGTGACTATAGAAGAGTAATATACATTAACCCTAATTGTGCTAGTGGCACTATATATGCCTTTGCACAACTATTACCTACAGAAAGCGTTATAGGTGATGGTGGAGATGCTGATGAGACAGTATTTACTGCTGCAGCTGAAAATGAGGGAGATGAAGCAATCATCGAGAATGTATTAAGCAAAGCTTGGAAGAAAGAAAAGAAATTAACTGCATCATTGCAACATTATGAGTTAGCTAAATCAATACTTAAAGATTTATGGGGAAAAATGAAAGACGAAGAGTCTGGGTATTTATCTAAAGACAGGTCATTATTTAGTTATTTTAATGCTGTCGAGGGAAATACAAAAGGTGAAAGTACAACACAATTTTAATGGCAAAAAATACATACTACAATGAGAAGAAGGACGATGAACCAATCGGTGAAATGCCAGAGATTCAAGATGAGGATACATATAATGTACCAAGAGATGATGTTTCACAAGATTATATCATTGATTCCGACACAAGAACATCATATGATAATGCTGGGTTTTCAAGGGTAGGAAATATAGAATGGGATGAAAATGGAGATGTTACAAGTGGAAGTGGTGTAGCAATGTATTGGAAAGGCTTAATTGGTGCAACAGATGGCGTTACTACATTCAGTATCAATGCAGAAACTGGTAATGTAATTTTAATAGGAAGCATAACAGCAACATCAGGTTATATTGGAGGTTGGTCTATTGGGTCTACTTCTATATATACAGGAACAGAAGACCATACAGGATATACTGCTAATGCAGGAGATATTACAATCTATTCTGATGGAACAAATTCTTCTATTAATGCTTTTAACTTTTATATAGATGCTGGTGGAGTATTAAATTGTACAAATGCCATAATAGCAGGAAGTATAACAGCTTCAAGTGGAGCAATTGGTGGATGGATTATAAATACTGCTTCTATTGCAGATGATGCAACAGAAGATGATGCGAATGTTTTAATAGATAGTACGAATACTTTAATAAGATTAGGTCCAATAGCAGATGACTATATTACAATAGATGGAGCTAATAAAAGAATAAGAAGTTCTAATTATGTATCAGGAATGGCAGGAG